AAATAATATACTGAAGAGGATATCCTCTTCAGTATATTATTAAGTAATATATAATTATTTAGTTAGTTCTTTTTACACCATGGAAACCATCTAAAGTGATAGGTAAGAATGATATTGGTTTAAAGATTACATCCATATCGAAGGAACCAATATAAACCAAAGAATCAGGATTAGCCGTAACCCTAATCTTACCAGTATCGTAGTTATAGCCATTCTGGCTATATTTAACCACAGTTACTTTTAAAGAATCCATTCTAAAATTAGCTCTACTTTTAATAGCATCAAATACTTCTTTTACTTTAGGAGTACTGTATCGCCAACTATCAGTAGTAATACTAAACGAACCATCAGAGTTATCACCATCAATTGCGTAGATTAACCATTGTGCACCTACGTGGACTCTTCTATAAGAACGAATAGTACTAGAACCTTCCCATCGTTCACTATTATCCTTAGCGGTAATTTTAACCGAAGTATTCTTTTCTTTTAAGAATTTATTACGAAATGCTTCAGATGCATCAAATTGGTCTTTAGTTAAACTATCAGGTAAGTTTATTTTAGAACGTGGTGTACCAAACTCAACCTCACTTAATTTTAATGGAAACTCATTAATATCATTGATGTGGTTAAGTAGATTTTGTTCTTCTGAAATATTTGGATTGACTTTCATTTCAATCTCCTTATTACAGAATTACCAATTAAATGATTTAGATAAATCTTGTTTAACTGGTTTAACAGAAGTATTTTTAAAGATATCCGTTAGAACAGATAAAGTAGAAGACTCTACAGATACCATACCTGCCTCAGCACGTTCTACCACACGTTTAGCAGATTCAGCTGTAACTTCAACGTCACAACTGTCGATAGCATTAACATGGTTAACAGATTCACAGGATGGGCTGATTAGTTTTTCAGCACAAGTAATACCTGGTTCAGTTACATAGTCGAATGTAATTACAGTGTGCAATACTTTAACATTTCGACCACCCATGTTCTTACGAGTAGTCAGACTACGAATACTAAAGCAAACATTGAAGCCTTTTTCTTGTAAGTCTTGTTCTAAGAACTTACCATAAGGGCCACTTGGTTTAATTTTAGCAAAGATACCAACACATTTCTCTTTAGTCAATGGATCGATATAACCTTGCACCAACCAAATCGCACCAAAGGTGGCGCATACTTTGGTTTCTTCAATTTGCATATTTCGTTCTAGGAACTGAATATCAGTCATGCCTGCATCACGTTTAGGATGACCATATTCAGCTTTAACGAAACCACCTTGAATTCTATCATTAAACAAAGTACCTGGAGCAAAGAAGCTTTCAGCACCTTCTGAAGAATAGTATTCATTTTGACCTGATTTATTTACATTTTTAGATGCGTGGTCTAACGCACCAATACAGATAGTATACCAACCACCTTCATCAGGCCGCAGGATACCTTGTTTATCTGTACCATCTAATCTTGACATTTTATAGACAAAATTAGAATCTTTCATGTCGTAACTTAACATAATTAAATATCCATTTCTTTTTAATATCTTAAGATATAATCGATAGTTTCTGTTTGGTTAGTAGGATTATTAATAGCTGAAACGACACCAGTGTAGAAATAACTACCAGTAATTTTAGTTAAAGCACTGGTAGCACTAAAGTTTACAGATGAAGCTGGAACATACACAGGTGGTGTATTAACTATATCAACATCATTAATAATTTCCCGATAATACTGGTTGATGTCATTTGGGTTCCTCGCAATAATACTAATTGGCACAGTAGGTGCTTCCATTGTATCAGACAACGAAGCTCCCGCAAATTCATCACACGTATCGAATATCTTATTAATATCCATATACGTTACGTAGAATGGAACCTTACCCCTACTAATAAATTCCTTAAATACTTTTACGATAATGTTATTATCTTTCAAAATATCCATTGTTTTAATAACCACAGAACCAGGTTGATAAGTTAACACATAATACGGTTCTTGTGTTTCCTCATGTGTAACAATATCTACAGAATCTGGGTCTGAATGTAGATACCCCATCATGTTGTGGATTGCGTAATAGTTACCATCTAGTGTCTCTATTTTAAACAAACCGTAGAATGAAGTATCTACACCAACAGTAGCCAGACCAACTGTTTCAAAACGTACAGGGAAAATGATTTTACAACCTTTAGTAGTAATTACTTGGTTGTCTACTTCTTTTAAAATATCTTTGATTTTATCAGCATCACGCTGTGACAGATTATTCATCAGTTGGTCCTTTCAGAGGTCCTTACAGATTAATAGCTTACTAGTTCAATTTGACCACTAACCCATTCAATCAGTAAATCAATCATGGTGTTAGAAATCAATGAAGCTGGAGTAGCATTAGGGTTTTTAATTTCTAATTGATTAATACGTTGAATGATGACACCAGCCATAGTTTCATGGAAGAATAGTTTGCAAATAAGTTGAGCAATAACCATTCGCAATGGTGTTTCCAATAAACGTGAACCAGGGTAATTCGTATTAAGAAACTTATTGATTTCGCTACGATATTCTACAGACATTTTGTTGTCTGGAATAAAGCTACGTAAGTCAGAAGTCTCTTCACTATCGATGGTTTCTTGAATCAGGTTAATAATATTACCTTGGATTGCATCCAACAAACGAGAAATTTTACGACTTTTCTCTACACGTACTTCACTTGATAAAATAACAGAACCACGGTCTTTTAATTTATCTAAGTTTTCAACAATGCTACTAATAGAACGATAGTAAACATTATTAGAAGTATTCAGAATACCTACCATTACTTCGATTTTATCTGGACTTTCCCATTCATCGTATACTTTACCATAAACGGTAATTTCTTTTTTAGCAGTATCTGGATTAATACCATGAATAAGGATTTTACCAGAAATAGCATTAGCAATTTGGTTGATGTTAGATTGAATAACACGAGCGCAGGCAGAACGGAAGAAGTTACACCATACAGTCAAGTTAACATTATCTAAATTCAAACCTTTAGTAGGTTCTTTTGCAATTTTATCTACAACCAAGAAACCAATAACGCTTAATAACATATTGCGATAAGATTGAACCAAACCACCTACTTTCTCATTACTACCTAAAATCAATTCATTGTAAGCAGTATCGAATAAATCACCTTCAAATGAGTTATTCCAAATAGTAGCTAATTCCATAATACCAGCATTAACTTCATCACTGCTAGTACGACACATTTCAATTAATTGGTCACGGCTTAAGTTATCAGCGAATGTAGGTTTAAAGCTAGGGCCTTTTTGTACACGTTCTACAATAGCGAAACTATTAATATATTGACCTAATGCACCGTATAGGAAATCAGGAATATCCAACTTCTTAATATTAATTACAGCACCGCGTTGTTCTTTTTCTTTTAAAGTAACTTCTACTTTATTGTGTAAATCCTCTACAATTGGGTTAACCACATTGCGTACAAAGTTTACTTGGTTAATAAGAGGTTTAACATAAGTTTTATCCATCTCATCTAGAGCAACACCTAGTGCCAAGTTACCACTTAGGGCAAATGGGGTATTTGCTTTATCGGAAATCAAACTTAGACTTTGATTAATACTTTCAGTAGAAGCTACAATCTCTTCTTCAGGCATACAGTTTTTAAAGATATACTCTAAAGGACTGTTGGTTTGACATTTTAGTTTTTGACGTGGTAATAAAGAAGCTTTAGCCGTTTGGGAAGAGAGAGCCAGTAAACGAGTGTTAATCATTTAGAATCTCCTTTAGAAATAATACGACGTTGAAGGTCAGCCAATGCTAATTCTTCGATTACGTCAGTTGTTAAAACATCACCGTCTTTTTCAGGAAGAGTACCGATGACATTATTAATTACATGTAGTGATAAACGACTCACTAGAAAAGCAGCACTGGCTAAAACCAATGCGTTTTCTGAATCGACGAGTATTTCTTTATTCATTTTAAATACCTCGAGGTTAGTAAATAAATTCATTAAACGTTTAATAAGAAGAGAGACTACTCCCGTAAGGAAGCAGCCTCTCTAGTCACAAATACAGCTAATTTTTACTATTAAAGTAGGTATCTGCTACCTTTTTACTCATCTCAACCAATAGGGTATTTGTCATACCCATTAGGAAAGGACTATTAACGATCCTATTGTAAATTGAGTTACTACCGAAGATGCCATCAAGTTCCATACCCATAGAACCATCCTTATTAGCAATACGTGGTGGCTCATCGTATACATAACCCACAGTGGCCTTCAACTGTGCTGCAAAGGTGAGCTTGTCGCCCACACTAATACCTTGGTCACTACTAATAGTAAATACAATTACAGCAGTATCTACAAGCAATGGATTACCATCTACACGATAAGTATCATCTACTTCACCAGTATATGGTTTTTTACCTAAAGCTTTTTGTAGAGCAATCAATTTATTGTCAGAAGCATTAGCAATTTTCATTAGTGATTCAGACATGTCTTCTTTATCACCATTGTAGAATACTTCTACTTTATCAATCACACCATTAATGCTACTCTTAGGTGCTGACTTACTTAAGTTTCTTAATAAGTCAATACTATTTTCATCAAACAGATTACCGTCATGTGTAATACTATCTTCAATATAACATAATGGGTCATCAATTTTAACGACAGTACCAGGTTTAGCTAGTCTATGGATACTTTGGTCAAAGTTTACAACTACTTCTTTTTTAACTACAGTTTTAACACGAGTGTTTTCACCAAAGTTACGAGTAATAGCTGTAGAGTCTTCAAAGGTATACGGATGCTCGATTAATGCTACTTTACCTAATACACCAGTTTTCATGGCTAATTTACCAGGCTTCATTGGATCAGCAGTAAAGAAGTCAGCATTATAGGCAATTGCATCACCCTTCTTAATTTTATCACCTTTCTTCAAATGAGTAGTAATGTCGTGAGCAGTATTGAAACCACCACTAGAACCGTAACGTCTACCGATTTCTACTTGTTTCGTGCTACCATCTTTATAAGTAACGATAACCGCAAAATCATTAACATCAGTAACGACACCATCTTGTTCAGCAGTAGAAGCGTACATATCACTACAACGCTCTACTAACTTCTCATCGTAACCAGTACGCAGAGGCATTACCTGGCCATTAGATGTCGATAGGCTGTGATTTATCTGGACCCCAAGTAGTAAAGTACGCTTAGGGTCGTCCATATCAGAACCAGGATACATCAATGCTGCTGTAGAGAATACATTTTCAGGTTTTAAATCCTTATTCTCTTCCTCAGTACCAGAATTTTCAGGTAAACCGTAAAGTGATTTAAACTTAGGGTTAGCAGACATGTAAGTGGTTACACCAGAATCGCTACTATCCACACTAGCTTCTGAAATAATACCTATAGAAGTTTTGTGGTGAATACGTGTACGTTTAACCATACTCTTCTTACCACGACCACCATTACCACTAAATGTCGTAACTTCCTGTTGTTTTAAATCTTGAATTGGATTTAAGTTCTCTACAGTTTGTTTAGATGTGTCTTTTAAGATAGACATCCATACTGCTTCTGGGTTAAGTTCAATTGGATAGTTTGCTTTAATACCGTGTCTGTTATGCTCACGCAATGAATTAACAATGGCTTTATATACTTCACCAGCCATTCTTTCATAACCGGCAATACGTTGACCAGTCATGTCTACTTCATCAGCATGATAACGTGTTAGTAATAATTCAACAGAACGAATCAATAAGCCAGTAAAGTCAGTAGGTTCATTCATTTCAATCAAAATACGTTCAGTAATTGGGTCTACAAACATGTTGTTGTATAAATCAATTTCTTTAACATATCGTCCTGGAATTTTAATAGTTTCCAATAGATTGAAATAAATTTCTTTTCTATCTAGGAGAGATATTGCAATATCACTGGTATCGCATTTACTTAAACCAGATAAGATTAATGAAGCCATTCTGTCTTTACGAGATAACACTAAAGAGAAATCAGAAAACTTAACCATGTATTCATGGTTTTCTAATTTAACACGTGTACCTGTTTTAACAGTTTTATAGTGTTTTGGTTTTAAAGCAGCAATCAGTTTAGTTAGACCAAGTTTATAACCTAATACTAAACCAATTGGTAAAGGTTTACCCATGATATCAATAGTCACTGATTCTACTGGTGCTTTAGACGAATCAATACCACACATGGATTCAATATCACCCAACTCATTTACTTCATTACCGATAACAGAATAGAAAATACCGTCTTCATTAACACCTAAACCAAATTTACCTTTATAACTACCAGCAAAGAACAAACCTTTAGATTCTACACTTCTAACTAAATCACTACCAAAACGCTCATTGGCTTTGTGATAATCAAAATAGATAAAAGCGTCTCTTGTAGTTACTGCTCTGAAATGCATCGATAATAAAGAATAGATATCTGGAGCTTTTACATTATTATCAAACACATTACCACTACGTGTTTCTTTTACTGAATCTAATTCAGGATTAAATGCGATAGCGCGTATTTGACCAATTAACCATTTCTCGTAGTTAAACTGACGAGTAGTATCTCGTTTAGCAAATGTCTTACCGAAGTAAGAAGTCAGTGCTACGGTACTGTCATTAATCTTACGTAGGGGAAGGTCTCGCCTGGCCGATCTCAATATGTAATCGACCCCACTGACCTTAAATTTACCATCGCTATTTACTCTAGGTAGCTTAACACGAATGGTAGATTGCTCACCTTCGATAGGTTTAATCTTCATGGAGTATACATCGTAACCACCCATGATGTTTTCATGAGTTTGCTTACGTATATCGTGTACAATTGCACCACCACCTTGAATACCTACCATCATTGCAGCTACATCTCGTTCTAAGTGTTTCTCAATGTAACGTTTACCCATGACATTTAAAGTAGAAACTTCTTTATCTTCATTTGAAATTTCTAATTCTTCTGGTTTAGTATTAACCATTTCATCGACGGTCATTTTACTATCATTGGTTAGTTTCAAATTACGATACTTACCAATAGATTTACGAATACCATCGTATTTAGATACTGTCATGTTTTGGTTTTTAGCAATATAGTCTAAAGCCGCTTTTGCTTTCTCTTCAGCTGTTTTTGTTTCTTTAGGTTTAGTTACTAAGACAGGAATTTCTTCAATAGGTAATTTAGATACATTGAGTATATCAGATACATCTAAATTAGTATCAATTCTATCGTTAAATTCTTCTTCTTGTTCAGTAGGGATAGAAACTACTCGACTAATGTTAATGTTGTTTTTCTTCTCTTGCTCTTTAGATTCAAGAGATTCGGAATAATCAACATCATCTTCATCGTCGATAATATCACCAATAATGTCTAAGTCTTTTTGAACAGTCAAATCAGCAGAGTCTTCTGTAATAATGTTTTCACTAATATCCAGATTATCTTCTTCCTGTCCTTCTACTTCATCAGTATCATCAGTTGTATCATCCTCGTTATCTACATCTACTGGTTTTTCATCCACCTTAATATCACTAAATGCTTTACTTTGCTTATCTTTATTAGATTCGTCATCAGAACCTTTAAAGTCTTCTGTATCTTTAGCTTCTTGTTCCAATACTTCTTCTTCAGTTAATTCAATTAAACTAGAATCTACAGAAGCCTTATTTAATTCAATAAGCATTTTAATAAAGTTTTTAGACATATTAGTTGGGTCTAGTTTACCTGATTTATTTTCATCAGATTTACGCCATCTGTCTAATTGACCTAAAGAATAATAAGTAAAGACATTATTACTAATAAAAACAATATTAATCTTATCTAAGATTTTTAAAGGAATGTTTTTAAAGATAGACTTATTACGATTTAAACCTAACCATTTCCACAATTCGAAGATAATAAGTTTTTCAAGTGTATTGAAACGAGTAAAGAACGTGTTAGTAACAACATTCGCACCCATCTTCATTTCAGATACTTTTGGCAAGTCTTTTAAATCAGGTACATTTAAGAAAATAAACTGATTATAATAATCACCATGTGCATCGTAGATGTCTTTCATCCCTTTAATAAAAGTATTAATGATATTAGTATTCTTATAGTAAGGAATCCTAATTTCATTACCTAAGTATTTATATCTTTTATCGCAGATAGCATAGTTTAAAATAACAGGTACTAAGGGATTTGGTTTTACTTTACTTAAGTCGTAACAAGGAATAAACTTGTGGTTTTGTTTAATGTATTTACGAATAACTTCCAATGGCATGAAAGCACGTATATTCATGTTACCTAGACGAGTAATTAAATCTTGGTAAAAATAAATTGGAATACGTTGTACCGTTTCCGCAAACATAGGGTTAGTCTTACTAGGCCCTGCATCATCACTGGTACTACCAAAGTAATGAAAAGCATTTTGTTTTGGGAGGATAAATTTAGATAAATTAAAAATCCTCGGTGCTTGTAATTTATCTACAGTTCTATTACCGAACTTAAGATAAAAGTTATTGTAGTTTATTCTCATTTCACACTTTCCTCAAAAGTACCAAGATTATGGCAAACAAAGTTAATCGTGTCAAAGCCCAAGGGATAACGAATCCTACCGTCGCTATTAATATAAGCTCTTTTCTCTTTTTTATACTGTTTAATCTCATTTTTAGATTCCTCAGTAAATGAACAAATCATGTTACACATATCCCCATCGTTTAGTTTGGGGATTAAAAACTGGACCATATCATCATCTTCAACATTACTTGCTAAGACTCCAAAGTAACTATAAAGCTACTAAGAAGGATACATAGAGGCTTTGTATTTCATTACAAAGCCACTGTATCTGCCCCCCATTTGGGACTCACTTGAGTCCTACGTCTTTCGACTGGTCTCTGAACGTTCATCCTTAATAATAAGGGCGCTTCGCTGCGGGTTATTGTATTGACTAATCTCTTTTACTATACCTTAATTAGTTAGATTAAGCCCTATAGTGTATTACTACCTATAGTTAGTGTATTAGTCTTTTTACAGTTTTCCCGTCAGTTAGAGGGGTTTGCTATTCTCTTATTTCTAAGAGAAGCGGACAACGAATTTAAATACTATACCAGTATTAAAATGTTAATTACAGATATGTTTACCATTAGCGATATCTTTTTCTACAATGATAGATTCATCTTCCCACTTAAACGGTGGTCTACGCAATCGCCACTGCCACCTATCTATACCAGTACCAAGTGCTTTTGCTAAATTATTAAGACCATTGTATGTTATTACTTCACCAGTCTTTTTAAAAGTAACTTTAATAGGATAACTAATAATAGGTCTTCTGTTATTGTATTTAACTTCAGGCCATTCACCATTAAAATCACTTTTTAACATATAAGCATAACCATCTGGATATCTAACAGTGCCTCTAGATAATAATCTAATCTCACCCACACCTTTACCGATACCTAATTGCCTTTGCATTTCGTTAATACCAAAGTATTCTTTAATTTCTTTAGTATCGCAGTTATAAGACAAAACAGGTTGTTGGTATGTAGTTAGATATTGTTTGGCAGTCTGTAGGTTATTTTCTCTACGACTTTGCCACTGTAAGTTAGATAAGTCATTGTTCTGTGGATTACAATCTAAGTGACTAACATCTAATTCAAAGTAGTTATTAGGCATTGGTAAATAAGCATAAGCTAGTAGTCTATGTTTACCACACTTCATTGTTTTTAAATCACAATCCCTATATATGGTGTTTTTTACATAAGGTGCTTTTACACGTTTTGATTTTTCAAGAGTGTTAGATATTATCCTACCATTGTTTATTTTTTTAATCACACCTTCTCTATTAATTTTATATCTAGTATATCCAGGTATTAATCTAAATCCATCTTCATCATCTTTAATATTGGTATTATTCCAACTAAGATTAAATGGATATAGATTACCTTTATTACCATCGATATAGATTATATCCCAATCCATTATTTCCCAAAAGAAATCAGGATTAGTATTCTTAAATACAAAATTAACAATATTAGCAATTCTTACTTCTTTGTCTTTAATATTTACAAAGAATTCACCTTCTTTTTCAAAAGGCAATACTTGCTTAACAGATGGTGGTACTGATTTTTCTACATGGAAAATATCACCTTGAATATTTACTGTGTAATAGTCTTTATCTGTTTCCAGAAAGATATCATCGGTTTTATCATTGTGTCTTCTTAACATTTTAATTACCTATTTATAAAGTTATTCAAAAACTTGAACATAATTCATAAATAGGTGGTTAGTACTAAATGTCCATAAATTGCTATTTTTTATGGTCATTTATCCGCACCCATCCCTTTATACGCTGTCACTGGCGGACTCATGGAATTAAAACTATCCATTCCGTATACAGGGAATTTTAAAAACTCTGGTTTAGATTCATCAATCTCCCAGTTATCATTTAACATCTTACGTTTTTCTGTCTTAGTAGTTGTCATGACAATTGTATTGCCAGGAACATTACTACCAATACCTGTAATAGGATAACGTGTAGCAAATCCTGGAGTATCATTGATTTCATGATAAGTACAAATATAAAGTAATTCAATAAATGTCAATGGGTGTACATCTTCCTTACTTCTATCAGGTGGTAATTCTGTAATACTATTCATGATTTTGAAAGTATTGTCAGGGCCTTTATAAATTAAAGCAAGATAGTAACCATCTACTTCAATGGCTTTATGCCTAACAGCATCTGGTTTAAAACGATGAATAAGTTTACGAATACCTTCATCAGATTGGAATACATCAAACCAATCTTGATTAAGATAAACATCTTCTTCTTTTAGTGTTTTCTTATTAACCAATTTAACTGGATGCAAAGGGTCTGAAAACTTATCTTTTAAGAAACTATTCTTAATACCACGAATTGCAAATGGTAGACAAGATACAAGCTGTTGATATAAACCAACGACAATATTATTGTAGCCTTGGTTATCTTTATCTTGTGCAAAACGACCAGATGCTTTAGGTGCTGTAATCACGTTACGAGTAGTTTGGAATACGTTACGTGAAGCCCATTTACCTTGAATTAATTTCTTCTTACCATGACCTGTAATTTCACCTAAGTACATGAATAATTTTAAAGCAGTCTTCTGAATAGCATAACGTGTATTATTTAATAAAGCCATGTTTGATTTATGCGAAGTACTACCGATAGAAGAAGCTAGAGATAATAACTCACGATAAATTTGGTTTACTTCATCATGGGAAATCTGACCATCTTTAAATTCTACATCACGATAACCAGCTTGTAGAATAATAAACTTATTAATCTTTAGAATGTCTTTATTCTTTTCAATTAATTTAATAGTCTCACGTCTTTTAGGTGAACCAGTATCTGGTAATTGATACTTATCAAAATTTCTAAAAAAGAAATCATAACCAGTTTCACCATCAATTGCATTAGAACGAACAAACTGTTTCGTCTCTTCATCAAATACAGCGAATGCAGTACCTGCCATAATTTCGTCAAGTAATTTATTTGCTGAAATCAATTCACGATAAACTAAAGGATGTAGAATTTCTACGTTTAAATCCATATAGGCTTGTTTCTTTAAACGCAATGGGTCGCCTACAGGCCCAAAGATTTCATTAGACCAAAGACCTTCTGGGTGCAAGTTATAGTTAGCACCATCGAACATATTACCAGAAGTAACTTTGCCTAATTGTTTATAAATATTTCCAGAATCTAGATTAAGTAAAGAAAGATTAAAAGGTGTTCTAACCTTTACTTTCTTATTGTAATTTTCATCCATAAGAATTATTCCTTATAATGAGAGTAGCCTAACAGTGTGTTAGGCGTAAAGTTATGAAATCCCAATAATATAATTGGAGTATATAAATTTTTAATAAAATACAAACAGGAGCATTATATCATGTTTGGAAAAAAGAAGAATATCCAAAAAGCCATGGCTATGGATAATGATTTCGACTTCGACTTTGATTTCGATGACGAAATGGATGACGCTAGTTTCTTTGGCGATGGAGAATCAATGGATTTTGAAAAGAATAAATCCAATCGTTCTCCAGCATTAAATGCCACAGCGGATGTTGCTAAAGGTATATCGGATGCAGTCATCTCTAAACAAGGGATGAAGACAATCTTAACCAAAGTACTTCCTAAGTCTTACGGTGAAGTATTCGAAGAAGTATCCAATGCAAAAGATAACTTAGGGTACACTATCGGTGAATCGTTAGAATCACTTAATTCCGTTAAAAAACAAACACAGAATCTCTTACGTAAAGCTATTCCTGCTGCTGATAGAAATGGTTTAACCAAATTATCTGGTTTATTAAATAAGGTAGCTGGTGAAGCTGAAGATTCATACGATAACCAACAAGAATCAATAGAGTCTAAACGAGACGATTCTATCAATAAAACCCTTGGTGAATTGTTTAGTTTACAGACTAAAGTACAACAAAAACAAAAAGCAATTGACGAGAAAAAAGAGTTAGCTAAAGATGCTATTGAAACAACACGTTTTGAAGGTCAATATCGAGTATTGGCATCAGTAGATGCTTCATTGCGTCAATCTGTATTATTTAGTAATACCAATACATTTAATTATTATCGTAAATCGATTGAATTAGGTATTCGTCAATTACATGTGTTAAGTGATATTTATCATAACCAATCGACTTCTAATATTACCTTATTGAAAACATTAAACGATATTAAATTAAATACTGGTTTACCTGATTATGTTAAAATGAAAAATACAGAAGCATTGAAACAACAGGCTAAACAGAAATTCTTTGGTGGTATTTCTTCTAGTTTCCTAGATAGATTCACTAAGAATATTGGCGAAAATATTGCTCAACACGTTGGTACTTTAAACGAACTTACTGAAGCACTATTTCCATTCCTAGAAGATGGAATGGATAGTTTAGCAGAAGAAGATGATGGTTTTGGTGAATCTAAAGCCCGTAGAGCCTCTTCTTTAGCTTCTGGTTCTTTATTAGCATTAGCCGGCGATAGAATCGGTAAATCACTAAGAAAGAGAATGAGAGGTAATAAGTACGGGGATAAGATATTAGAAGGTGGTGTTAAGTTAAATCGCTTTAAGAATAACATGGGGCCTGAATTATCTAAGATGTTAGGTAATAAAGCTATCGAAGAAAAACTAATCAAGTTATTTGGTTCTAGAACAGAGAACTTTGACGGTACACGTGGTGAGAAAGAATCAAACGGGTTTGTAGAATTTCTTTTAAATGGTGTAGATTGGTTAAAGATGCACGTAGATGAGGCTTCTGATAAAGCTAAAGCCATTACAGTAGATAACTTAAATGGCTATAAAGACTTTAATACACCAGAAGGCCAACAAAGGTTAACTAATAAATCGGTTAATGTTATTATCCCAGGATACTTGTCTAGGATTTTACGTGAAATCACCATGTTAAGAACAGGTGCTCCTGCCGAGCTTTTAGATTATAACCACGCTACAGGTTCATTCCAAAAGAGTTCCGTTATTCAGAAAGATTTATCACTAAGAGCCATTGGTGAAAGTGCTGCTAATACATTTAAGAATACAGGTAATGATATCTTAACTAAGTTAGAATTACATGGACGCAATAAGATTGGTAAGCTAGAATACAGAAATGGTTTTACTAAAGCTGATGCTGATTTAGTAGGTCAAATCTTGATATCTTATAGTAAATCAGGAAATCCATTAACACCAGAACTCTTATCTAACCCAGATACTTTCTCTACATTACTTGGTGAAGAAAAAGCCAAGATAATTGCAAACAAATTTAAAGAATTAGATAAGAAAGATTTAGATACTAGTAGTGACGAGATTAGTAACATTAATAGCACTATTAATAATGCTTCTAAGTCTTTAGAACCAAATATTAAATTAATTAATAATTTAGCAGCTACTGGTCAATTAGATTACTTAAGAAGAAATGGTTTGGTTTCTTTAAATGGTAAAATTGGTTATGAAAAATTCATGAGCGGATTGAGTGAATTATCTAACGATGATTTCAAATCTATTAAAAGAAACTATTACAGTGACGATGATGATAACCAATTCTTATTTAGAAATACAAAACTAGATTCTAATGCTGCATTAGCTAATACGACACAAAGAAGAGCTGGTGCTTTTGGTAAGAGTATGTTTGGTCAAAGAATCTTAAATCGTTATGCTGATGGTTCATACGACCCAAATAGAAAACTATTACCATCTCCTCATGGTAAAAACTTACCGATGTCTATAAGCGATTTAGAAGAAATGGGTAGTTTTGCTACTGGTGGTTATACAGGTAAATCTACTTCTGGTAATTCAGAAGATGAATTAGCAGGCGTTGTACATAAAGACGAATACGTTATCAACCAAGAAGATGTTAAAAACATGGGTGGCCCATCTGCTATCCAACGTTTTATTAACATGTTCAGAAGAACTGCTGAAAAATCATCTAACGCATTTGATTCTATTAAGAATACACTTAATTCCCAAATAGGTGGAAATAAAGAAGGTAAGTCTAATCTAGAAATCATTGCTGATAATACCACATTAACGAATCTCTATTTAAAAGTAGTCGTACAGAAATTAGATACTTTAAGTTCATTAGCTATTTCGGATAAAGTAGAGAATAGTGACCCTACTACACAAACGGGTAAACGCTGGTGGCAGTTCGCTAATAATATATTTAGACGTAAACGCCAAGTAATGGGTCCTCCTAGACCAAATGAAACAATTGAAGAGCAAAAGAAATCCTTGCTTAGACAAAATGCAGAATTCCTTTGGGGTATTGGTACATGGCCATTTAGAACAGGTATGCCTGCCGCATTAGGTTTAGGTTCTAGTTTTGTAGGTGGTGCTATTGATTTATTTAGAGATAATAAAGATAAGTACATGAAGAATGTACAAGATTTTTATAACGATAAATCAAATAAACTTAAAGATAAATTCATGGATGTGTATAAACAAGGCACACCAGAACCTATCTTAAAAGCCAAAGATTTCATGATGGGTAAATACCGTACAGCAGAAGGTAAAGTCATTAAAAAATGGGAAGACATCCAAGGTTCAATTTACGATGAAGAAGGTAATCTCTTATTAACTTACGATGAGTTTAAAGATTCTATTGTCATGTTTAAGAATAAACCAACTGTTGTAAAAGCAATGAATTGGTTTAAAGAGAAAAAAGTACTTCGTAAATTAGGTGGCTTAGCAGTAGGCGCAGCACTATTAGGCCCAGCCGGTGTTATCTTAGCAGCAGGGCATATGTTAGCTAAGAAACATAATCTTTACGGAAGAGTAAAAGAAGGATATGCTAACGCTTTACAAGTAGATGTATACTTACCTAGCGATTTGAAAAACCCAGTAATGTTAGCTCGTGATATTAAAGACAGAATGTATTACGATGAAGGTGCAAATGACTATGTAACTGACGCTCGTAAAATGATAGGCCCAATCTACGATGTTAGACAAATGCAGGAATCTGGTACACCTACAATCATTGTTACCCAAGAAGAAATCGAAAAAGGTTTAGTAGATAAAAACGGTAATAAGATTGGTACAATGGGTAAATTAGTAGCTAAGAAACTATCTAACATGTCTGGTAACTTAGTATCTAAAACAGTTAACCTAGGTGTTAAAACTGCCGTAGGTGCATTTAAATTAGCTCGATTTGGTTTTAATCTAGCTGTAGGTGCAGCTAAGATTGGTTGGGCTGTTTTATCTGGTGCTGCTTCTGGATTTAAATCTGGTTTCGATAAAGGTATTGGTAAAGTAAAATCAGCAATGGATGGCATGTTCCTGAATCTTGCTTTGGTTAACGACACCAATCGTTATCTATATGCTATTTATAATCTCTTAGATAAACGTATTCCACTACCTGCCGGTACTTTAGGTGATGTAGATGGTGATGGTTTACGTGAAAATGGCATGGCTGATAACCGTAAGAAACGAGCAGAAGAGAAGAAAGAAAAAGCTGAAGATGAAAAACAAGCTAAGCGAGATTTCCGATTGGCCTCTATGATTGCAAGTCTTTTACCATTTGGTTTTGGCAAAGGTAAAAAGAAAGGCGATAAAGAAGGCGAAGAGGAAGAAAGCGGCGGTTTGTTAAGTACACTTTGGGATGGTGCTAAAACAGTAGGTGCTGGTGTACTAGGTTTAATGGGTTTGAAAGGTGGTAGCAAAGCAGCATCAGCAGGTGGTAAAATGGCTGGTGGTGTATTAGGTAAAGCTGCTAAATTCTTACCTGGTAAATTAGGTACTGCTGCTAAAATTGGTGGTGCACTAGTAGGTGGTGGTAAAGCTGTAGGTACTGGTGCAAAAGCAGCCGGTGGGTTCTTAGCCAAAGGTGGTTTAGCTGGTAAGCTCATGGGTGGTGCTACTAAACTAGGTGGTAAATTCCTAGGTGGTCTTGGCATGGTAACTTCTGGTGTATCAATGGCCAGTAATTTAGCACAAGGTAACTTCGGTGATGCCGCATGGGATGCCGGTGGTTTAGCTCTATCTGCTGCAATGACTCCAGGTATTGGTTTAGGTGGCTTAGCCAGTGGTCTAGGTACGGCGGCTACATTCCTTGCTACTAACCCAATTGGTTGGGCTATCTTAGGTACAGCAGCCGTAGGTGCCGTAGGTTATGGTCTTTATAAACTATTGAAAAACGATACCAAAATCAATGACAAAGTAAAAGCACGTTTGTTAATGTATGGTTTTAATCCAGATGAAGATGAGAAGAAAGCTAAGATTATTCTGAAGTTTGAGAACATGTTAGACGAAGCTGTTCGTTATGTAAATGGACAGATTAGCATCGATGAATCTAAACTAGACATTGAAGATGTGATGGAATTATTCGATGTCGATAAAGAAGATAAAGAACATACAGCTAACTGGATGTACTGGTATAACTCTAGGTTTAAACCTGTGTTTACAAAAACCATGAGTGTATTAAAAGGTATTAATCCTAAAAACAGTGCTGAAGATGCTTATGATTTAAAAGACCAAGAAGAATACAAATACTACGTAGGTATTAAACCAAAACCAGGTGAGTATAATTCTACACAATCTCCATTTAAAGATGCTGCTATTAATAGTTCAGGTGACCAAGCAATTAGCTTTATTGATAATATTTTAGCTAAGATTAAATCCACTTCAGAAGGCGCTAAGTTTGCACAAGGTGCTGCAATGGCAAATGGATTACAAGAGCAATCTAAGAAAGATGCTGAAACTGCTAAGATAGAAGAAGGTTTAGATAAATCAAAAGCTAAAGATATTGGTAAAATGGGTGTAGGTGTAGCAGCAGCCGCCGCAGGTGGTGCATTAGCAGCCAGTGCAACCGAGAGTAAACCTGTAACAGACTTTATTAAAGGAGCCGGTAAGTTTAGCTTATTAGCAGCTGTTCCAGGTATTGGTATCATTACTGGGTTAGCTGGTACTTTTGGTTTGTTTGAATCCGATACTGCTGAAGACACACCTAAAGAAAGTGGTTACGACCCATTTAATGCTATTCGTTATAAAACATATGGTTTATCTAGCTTAAGCGAATCAGACCGTATTAGTACATTAGCTCGTTTAGAATTAATGGTTAAAGAAAACGTAACTATTTCTCAAGGCAAAGCAACCTATAAAGGCGATATAGCAGAATTAGTCATTAAAGCCTGTGGTTTATTTGGTATTGATAAAAACGATACTTCTGGTTTACAAAGACTGACTATGTATATTGGTGGTCGTTTCTTACCAGCATTCTTGAACTTAATGAATGGTGTACGTTCAGTATTGAATACTACAGATATCTTTGTTATTTCTCGTGCTAGACCATCTGAACAAATGGCTATTGCTACAACCATGATGAATAGTGAAGGTAAATACGGTTCCGTATGGTCATGTACTGTTTCACCATGGGAAGGTTATACACTAAATACCAATAAGGCATCAGCTAATGCAGATATTAATTATCTGAAAAAAGATGTAGAATCTAAAGGTAGTTCTGAAGGTAAGATTAAAGCTATTGAAGAAGCCAATAAATCAACCGTCATGGGACAATTATCTAGTGCCATGGATAAGGTAAAAGATTATGGTTCTAATCTTTGGAATACATTTAAGAATACAACAGCAAATGCTTGGGATAGTATTAAGCAAAATGTTTCAGCTTGGTGGAATGGTGATAAATCAGCCCTAGATGCTGCTACCGATGTCGCATCTAACTTAGCTAATGGTACTATGGCAAACACACAGGCCTTAACCGGTGATGGTGCTGGCGGTAGTTTAGCCAATGTACCACAACCTACTGGCTCTGGTAGCTGGGGTGCTGTAAAAGATACTATCATTGCAGCTGCTAAAGTGGTGGGTGTAGACCCTGGTTTGTTAGCAGGTATGGCTGCTCAAGAATCTGGTTTCCAACCTGGTATTAGAGCAAAAGGTTCTAGTGCAACTGGTTTGTTCCAATTCCTTGATGGTACTTGGAAACAAATGTTAAAACAATATGGTCCTAAATATAATATCCCTGCTGGTACTCCTGCTACTAATGGTGCAGCGAATGCCATCTTAGGTGCCCAATATGTTAAAGACAATATTGAAGCATTAAGAAAAGTAACCAATAATGTTCAACCAGGTGATGCTTACCTAGCACATTTCTTAGGTTTAGGTGGTGCAAGAAAAGCCTTACAAGCAGGTGATAATGCATCATTTGCTTCATTGTTCCCACAAGCTGCAAGAGCAAATCCTTCTTATTCTGGTACAATTGGTCAGGTACGTGCACAGTTAACAAATAACATGTTTGCTAAACACCGTTCATTTGGCGTAGATGTTCCAATCGGTGGTACAAATACCACTGCTGGTTCAATGCCTAGCGGAGGTGTTAATCCTAATGTAGCTGGTAAATCTACTAGATACGATTGGGCTAATTCTGGTTTCAGTAAGAATACAATGGCTCCAGATAAAGAGTACATGGATAAGATGCGTTCATTTAACCTTGCTCGTAAGATGGTTAATGAAAACAAATCATTATCCGCTGCTGAAAAACAAGCTGCATTAGTTAAGATTAATACTGAAGCTAATGAGTATGGTAAACAATGGGCGACAACTAATGGTGTACCCGAAAACGCTGGTAAACCACAAGGTAACGGAAGTACTCCTTGGATGGCTGCTGCTTATAAATACCTAGGCTTAAATGAAGTTAGTGGTGATAGTACTGTAAGACAATTCCATGCCGCAGTAGGTTTGAAAGCCGGTGGTAAAACACCATGGTGTGCTTCTTTCGTAAGTTACATCTTAGAGTCTGTAGGTATTCGTTCTACAAAAAGTGCCGCCGCAATTTCTTATAAGAACTGGGGACAACCTGCTGTACCTGGAACATATCCATATGGTGCTGTTGTGGTAATTAGATTCCATAATGGTAATCACGTGGCATTCTGTTTAGGTGAACAAGGTGGTAAAGTAAGGTACATTGGTGGTAACCAAGGTGGTGCTAAAGCCGGTAATAATGGTGGTGCCGTAACTGAATCTAGCTGTACTAAAAATATGGTTATTGCAGTTCGTCTTCCACCAGGTTATAATGGTAGTGCAAAAGCACCAGCTGGTGCATCCTACAATGGTTCTGTTAACAGTATGGCATCGTTACCTAAAACACCTGCGCCAGTAGCAACATCGTCATCTAGTGAGAAATCTGCTGCTGCTAAACTAAAAGCAGCTAGTGGTTCAACCAGTAGTAATAACCCAAGTATTCCTAAAATACAAACTGGTTCTAAATCTACAGGTGATTTAAAAGGTTTAGATGCTAAGACTTCATTGAAAAACGCCTTGGCTAAATCACAGTCAGGTGAGAATGAAGTACACATTACTAAATCCACTAATACAGGTGACATATCCGATTTAACAGGTACTGTAACTGACCTTAGCATACTAACCAATGGACACTTAAATCAAGATGGTACTTCTACATCTCAGCCAGAAGACAATGTAGCTAAACTTCAATCTTCTATCCGAAATATTCTAAAACACTTTGGTGAAAGAAGTGATCCTACCATGGTAGAAACTACTTTAAATAAAACCAAGGAAGCTCGTAGAAAATATAAAGAACAAATGGATAACCATTCTGTTCTGGATACCGCATTGAAGACAGCTAAAGCTGAACTGGATAAAGTTAATGTATCTGAAATGAAGAATGTTTCTGAACAAGCAACTAAAAAGTCAGTAGAACATTCTAAGAACATTAACTCTGTTGCAGAAGATATCCTTAAAGAGAATAAGAAACAAACTAAACTCTTGACAGATATTTTAGATGAATTAAGGAAAGGTAAAAAAGAAATTTCCGCTAAGGATTCTAAAACTACTGCTAGAGACAAGGTGAATTATTCTAATGAGTTTAGAACAAACCCAAATTTAAGTGAATCACCGGTAAACATGAGAAAAGGTAATCAATAAAGTAATCAGACTACCGCTGTTTATACAGTGGTAGTCTATTATTTTCTATGATTGATAAATAGGAGTAAAACATGAGTAACATGAATCCTTATAAGGACGTACAAAAGAGAGTACGTGAAATAGATGGGAAGATAGAACCCAGTAAATCGAGTTATTTTAACGATAAAAACTGGGTACGTAGTATCTTCATGATTAACCAAGAAACATTGGATGGCGCATCACTAGAGACCAGAACATGGAGTACATCTGATTCTAAATTCCAAGATACTGCACCAGGTGGTTCTTTGGTCATTAATCCTTTACCACAACCTTGTTTGTTTACAGACCCTATGTCAGATACACATTGGTTAAAAGCAAGAAAAGGTGCAAATGACGATGGTTTAAGCCCATACTTTTCAGAAACATTTGACGATAACTATAGACAGGTAACATTTAGGTTTGGTACACTGGCATTTAACTCATTAACTGGTTATTTGTTTGGTATGTTCCACCCAGGTGCAGCAGCATTTATTAATAAAGGTTTGATTAATACTTTATTATTTAAATTAGGTCGTTTAGTTGGTAATGCTGTTTCTATTATTACATGGCCTCTAGCTCTAATTGGTATGTTGGGTAAAGCTAAGAACTTCTTCTTACGTGTACCTACCTCTAAGTATGCTTATCTAAAACCAAATATGCCATTATATTGGTCATCTGTACAAACTATCTGTAACCACTTCTTAGTAGACTTAGGTTTGATTCACCGTGGTACTGGTACAGACGAAAACGGTAATGACCTCTCTCTTGGTGAAGATGATATGCAATGGGATGAAAATAACGCCAAAGCAATGAAAGCGTTATGGCCTAATACATACGGTGGTAATGGTCACATTAATCAATTCTTAGATGGTGCATTAGGTAAAATCACAGGTTACTCTGCTGGTGCTCAATTTGACGTATTTGCAGTAGCTACACGTGCTCAACGACTAGCTCATGCGCGTTATAAAACATTAGAAGAAATTCAAATGGCCACAGGTACTAAATTAGACCTAAGACAGATGTTACATACTTCTTATCGTAATAGAAATGGTAGAACCTCTTTCAAACTGGCTGATTATATTGCTAAATGGACTTCCATGTCAGCAGATGGTGGTGGTGCTATGTATAATTCAGATAGACCTAATAAAGACGGTGAACCACAACAAGATGAAAACGAAAAAGCTAAAACTGGTGACATTGGTGATACTCCAACCTTTGATAGTGTAAGTAACGATGGTTTCTGGAAATTCTTAGAAGAAGAGTTAAGAGAAGGTGGTGCATTTGTTAGTTTCCGTGTAGATGATACAGGTGCTGTTTCTGAAACATTCTCTAATAACTATAAAACTTCTTCTTTGATGGAAAAGATTAACAGTATGTCTTCTACTGGTCGTTCCACTTACTTTGATTTAGCAGGTGGTAATATTGGTGATGATCCATTGTCTAACACAATTGAATCTGTTGTCGGTGGTATTAAAGCTTTTGCACAAGGTGCTTTACAAGGTGTTGGTCTAGGTGGTTTATTGGTAGCTGGTGGTGGTGGCACAGTCTCTATGCCTAAATACTGGGAATCCTCAGAAGCACAATTGCCAAAACCGAATTACTCATTTACATTAAAAGCAAGATACGCTAATCGTCGTTCTGCATTTAATGATGTGTATTTCCCACTGGCTTGTATCTTAGCAGCTGCCTTACCAGCATCTGTAGGTAAACACTCTCACTCTAACCCACTGTATTGTGAATTCTACGATAAAGGTAGGATGCAATCTAGGTTAGCGGCTATTGACTCTATTACCATTACACGTGGTGATGGTACAATGGGATTTACTCCAGAAGGTAACCTAATGTCAGTGAATGTTAGCTTCTCTATTACACCAATGGAAGAAATTATCGCTATGCCTATTACAGAAGGTGTTTCTTTGGAAGATACTATTGAGAAAATGGTTGGTGGTGGTTTAATTGGTGGTTTAGGAGGTGTAGCCGCAGGTGCATTTTTCGGTGCAGCAAATAATTTGGCAAATGGTATCTTTGACGATGACACTCCATTCATGGATTATATGGCAACATTAGCCGGTATGGGTGTTAACGAACAATACTACTTAGGTACTCGTTTAAAACGTAGATTGGCATATAACCAATTAAGCTTTGTTTCTAGCTTTAGTAGTGCAAGACAGGCAAGTGTTATGAGTAATAGTTTACCTGGACAAATGCTAGGTGCTCTATTCCTTAAAGACGGTTTAAATGCCCTACTCTGGGACGAGAGAGCAGAACGTTAATATGTGTATACATTACAGTATAGCTTTCGCTATACTGTAATGTAATCTTTATGCGTTATTAATTTTAAATGCGTCTGGTGAAATAATAGAAACTGTTTGTTGTCTTTCATTAACGATAAAGTTAGGGAAGTCTTTATTAAGTTCAGTTTTAAAATCACTAATGTTAGTGAATACATTACCTAGTAGTAATAATACTTCATTTTCTTTATCAGTATAATCCAATGACTTCTTAACATGACTATCTAAAAAGAATCTATCTGCTAAACTTACTTTAGCAATTCTCCTAAAGTCTTCAGAAGCACTCATGAACAAACGAACATTAAATAACTTACGATTACTTTCTCTATCTACCCAAAGGTAATTACCATTGTCAAATGCTTCAATTGTACTTAGTACATCATTGAATACGTCTTGTTCAGTTCTACCTGTGTTAAATACAGAATTCATACTGAAGTTTTTCAACATCTTCTCAATAGAATCACCTGTAATTTCTTTTAACTTTTGTGGGTTGATAGATTTAATCGCTATCTTAGCAGTATCGTAATCACCATATTCAAGTAAGTCATCCATTACAGTAGTAGCAACATCCATGGCAACATTGTATTCATAACCGTCTTTATCACGATGTCCTACTAAGGAATACCAGTTGTCTCGGATAGCGATACCAGCACTACTAAACTCTTTAACAATTGCAGCAGCTGATGCTTTAAATGCTTGAATGTCTTTTATCAAACCAATGTCTTGACCAGTAATAGCTTTGCCTAAATTATTCAAACCATTTAAGATATCTAGTTTACCAGAACGAACATCCTTAACTGTGGTAATAACATCATTACCAATCTTAGCCGCAGCTTGTACCTTATCGAACATGGCAGGGTCTAAGCCAGCTGATTGTAATGCTGCTTTAGCACCAGGTGCTAATGAACCTACCCTATCCATTAGGTTACCATTCTTAAGACCAGTACTAACGTCCTTCGCCATCTTAAGGTATTCGTTAATTTTATTTAAACCATTTAACCCACCTTTAATAGCATCTGTAATAGAAGTCAAAGACATAGTGTTAGTAAACTGATATAAACTATTAACAGTATTACCTAAATTCTGATAAGCATCAATGGTAGCTAACTTAGTATCTAGACTACTATTAAATACCGTTTTTGCATCATCTTTCTTTTTAGTAGATACTTTATTACCTACACCATTTTTTGTCTTTTTAGACTTATTTCCTTTTTTACCTTTTGGCGGAGAAGGTGTTCTTTTTACTTTAGCCATGTTGTTTCCTTTTCTAAAACTAAAAAATAATTCATAGATTTTATATACTACACTACCCCTATAAAAGAGGTAGCGTAGTATAGTTAGTTAATTGATTATTTACCACGTAATTCGTCAATTACTTTTCCGAGTATTCGAGTATACTGAATATAATTTACCTTAGCATATCCGTCATTACCAACATGATAACAACAGTAAGGTAATTTATTTTCTACAGCCATACTGAATAAATCAGGTTTACTCAATAGAGAATACGTAATAAACTCTTTAATTACATAATCTGGTACTTCTGTGGTTTTAACCGTATTTTTACCAGATTCAATTTGTTCTTTTACATATTCATCTAACTTGGTACCTGTCATCAATCGTACATCGAAATCGTCTTTTTCCAGTTTATACCACTCAATGGCAGATTGAATACTGGCAAATGAACCGTAAACAGGATGATAAAATGTACGAGTATAGCTGGGAATCAGCTGTTTCCCAAGCAAGGTAATGGCATGTTTATCGATACGGATATGGTCAATACCATCTTTCTTATCCATATCTCGATATGCTTTAAACTCGAGTGTATTTGTTGAGTTGGTCATTTAAGTTAATTCCTTTTTAAATAGTCTATATTATTTAGAATGCTTCTTACGAGTAGCATTCTTTTTGATTTTCTTTACTACTAAAGAATCAGGACAATCTGCTGGATGTTCGTGACCTCCAGATTCACGATTGTATTCTTCAGTATATTCAGGATGTTCAAATTGGGTTTTACCAATTCCACCGATATGTTGCATATAGGTTTTAACTGTACCGGATTTACGTGCAGCAGTAATCGAAATATCTACCCAATCAAAATCCAATACCAACAGTAATTCACCCAATACTTTAAATGAAATACCATCACGTGAGAACTCTGTCAGTAAACGAGATTTTTCAGATTTTAATTCAGCATCTGAAATACTACTTCCATAGTATCGTTTAACAAACTCTTCGATGAGTTCTTCCATTTGCGGATAAGTAACATTCTCATCCTGCCATTGCATAAAACCTTCTTTACCTTTACCAATGTACATATCACGGATAATCTTCCGTAATAACATGGCACAAATTCCAGGCCAATCATTAGTGACTTCACCTAAACCACCATCTTTAGAATCGGTGATCTTTCGAAATCCACGAAGCATAGTGTCTTCATTATTCATGTTGTTTCCTTTATATAAATAATTATCCTTCAACCTTATTAAATTCGTACAGTGCTTTAGAGCTAACGACAATAACAGACATCAGTACAAATATAAGAGGTTTCAGTTTAAAGTAAATCAAAGGACTGTCTTTCTTATCCTTTAATGTTTTTAACAAATTAACCATTTTATCGAAGAAATCGACAATAGTGATTATGTTAGGAGAATACCTTGAATAGTTAGTATTCAGTCTTTCTACTTCTAAAGGTTTTAATTTAAAAGTAGGGTTATTCAGTTGAGAAGTCAAATACCCAATGGCACTATTTACTTTTATTAAAGTATCTGCTTTAGTTAGATACTTAATCCCAACTGGTATCTGATTAATATCTGTACCAATGTTATCTGGTAAGATACGTTTATTATAAGGAGATAACTCTTTATGGTAGTACTCACAAACCTCTATTAGGTTTGTATACATCGTATTAAAATCACCATTAATCTCGATATAAAGAGCATCGTTGATAAAGCTTTCGTATTGTTTATTTTTCTCCATTAGAGATTTTAGTTTTCGATTAGCCTTATAATGTTTCCAGATATAGAAGATATCTTTAATTATAGACATAGGGATTCCTTTATATAATTTTATGAATAACTGATTTTCTATTTTTTAGAAATTCATAAGTAAAATAACTGGTGGAGAAGTACACCAATTCCAATATAATAGTATATGTTTAAAACAAATTTAAAAAAGGATAAAACAATGGTTGAAGAAATGATTGAAGATTCACCACCTAAACCAAAACAAGTTACACCAATTCGTATTGATGGTTTTGAAAAAGTAGGTAACACCAGTAAATACGATGAGCTGGGCGTAATGGATGAAAACATTAAATTACGTCAACAGTTGACTCGAACCATTTTTGCAAAAGGTGAGGATGTTGCAAATGACCTAGATTTATTAGACATGGCTTTAAAGATGATGGCTGCAAATGATAAAGCAGTGATTGCACAAGCTAGATTGAAAGTAGATGAAGAATCAAATGCTGTACAGCAAGATTTGGTATATGCACTTGTATCCGAAGCAATGAGTCGAAATGAAGAACAGCGAAAAGAGATTAAGGAAATTATCCCTAATTCTGTTGAAACCATGGTGGAAAGAGTAATTGACTTACCTCCTGCGTCTCGTGAAATTACAGACAGTGAATTAGTACGTGGTACTGTTATTCTTACAGAAAAAGAAGTATTAGGTAAATTGAATACATTGCCTGAAGGCGATAATGATAGTATGGATGATTAATCGAATAGAGAGACACTAACTTAGTGTCTCTCTATTTAATCTATATGTTTAAATTTTAGTTTCTTCGATTTCAGAATAGTTGGTTACGTGAATCTTTTCAGCAGTACTGTTTTCAGGTTTACCAGTAGAAACGAAAACACCATTTCCAGCACCATTTGGATTAGGGTGTTTAACTAGTGGTTCTAACGCAATGGTAGGACTCACAATAGGGCGTGAGATATATTTGCCTTTATTGGCCCAAGCATACAATTGTTCATCACTAACAGAATCAGCACGAGTGACTGAAGGAATAGTTTCTACAGTACTATTACCTTTAATAGATTCAACATCTTCATCAGAAAGAGTAACAGTATGTTCAGAAGAATGTTCAATATCTGGTGCAGTAACTAGAATAGGCGCATTCTCTACATCGTCTTCTGAAATAGGTTCTTCGACTACATTAGCTTTATTACGATAACCATCTAATTCATTTCGCAATTCTTCATTCTCTTTTTTCAATACTTCAACCAATTGACGAAGTTCTCCTAATTCTTTAGCTGTACTCTCGTTTAGTTGTTTATAAGCTCGAGTAGACTTAACCAACAAATATTCTTTAGTAGCATGAGATTCTGCATACTTCAAAATAGTGGATTCAATAAGAGAATAAATATTCAAGCCAGTAATGAAGTTCTCACGCAGTTGAGCCAACATATGTTGTGTAGCAGCACTTACATGAACTTCGTATGTGCTATCATCACAATCGTGAATTGATGTATTAGCGATAGCAGTATCTACAGCTTGTTTACCAGGATTTTGTTCAATTTGATTAATCATTTCAGTTTCCTTTTTAACGAATAATTTCAACACCTCTATTGAGGTTGTTAGGTGGTAAAACGATATTGTCTTCCGATAATACACAGAAAGACACATCATTTAAAACGGAATACTCCATAAAATTGTGAGACACAATAAATATTTGGTCTTCAATAAATTCTTCAGATAATTTTTCAATTAGCTTTAAAGCATTCTCTCTATGTTTAGCATCAAATGTCCTACCAAACTCATCTAAGAATATCGGATAACCTGATAATCCTAATGCTTTCATGGCAATCATTTTAAATGCTAAATCAATAATCTCTAAAATACCATCACTACCTAAAGAAATATCTGCTTTTGGTTTTTCACTCAAACCCACAGTCATTGGAAAACGATAAGATAACTCATCATTACTTTCACCATCTGTCATTTTAGCAGGATGAATAATAAGAGGATAAGACCAAATAGATTGAATAAAACCATTCATTCTGGCTAAGAATATCTTAATGTAACCTAATAGACCTTCAGCAATTAAACCATCTTGAGGATTTAGTGTATCCACAATAACAGACCACGATTCAATCTCTTGTTTAATATCTTCGATTTGTTTATTTACCATCTCGATATTCTTTTCACGAGTGATGATTTCAATTTGCTTTTTAGTCAATATAGCTACTTGATTTCTTTCTTCTGCAATTAAACCAGATACCAAAGTATAGATATCGTATTCAGCTAACTTCATTTGGATATCGTCAATATCATCTAATGTCGTTTGAAGAGAGTCTTTAGCTTCTTCAAATTCATTGTAGTAATGAAGAATATCTTCGATAGATTCCAAATGAATAATAATACTTTGTTTCTTTCTTCTCACTTCTTCCAATTGAGATGACATCTTATTCAATTGTTCAGTTAAAAGATGGTGTTCTTTCTCATCTACTTGGTTTGCATTGTCAATAATTTGCTGATAAGAGAGAATCTCTAGATTCAGTTTATCGATATCAGATAGCAAAACCACATAGTCTTTATAATTATTATAAAGTTCAGTTGCTTTATATACTTTACCTAGATAAAGTTTATTACGAATAACATCAACACACCATTGGTTTAACACATTAGATTGATTTCGACAATATTGACTAAAGTCTTTTAAGATAGTATACTTTGTATTCTTATCGATGTATTGTTCTTCTAAATCCTTAATAAGTGTAGTAATCTTATCAAGGTCTCCTTGAACTTCTTCTCGTTTTTTCAAATACAAATCATACTTCTCTTTATCAAACCCAGGATGAAATTCATGTGAACAATTAGGACAAAGGATTTTAATCTCTTTCTCTTTTTGTTCTAAATGTTTAATTCTCTCATCAATTCGGTTATATAAAACAGTAAGGTTAGATTGTTCTTTCTTAGTTGAATCTATTTTATCAACTAATTCAGCAATAGAATCACGAGTAATATCTTCATCACCGAATAAACTTAAACGATGGAGTAATTCTAAAACATCTGGGTTACCTTGTACCAATACTTCTTTTTGTAAGTGTAAATCAGTAATGGGATATTCACATGGAATCGAATTAGCTTGTTTTTCTAATTCGTTTTTCTTCTTTGTTAATTCCTCAATCTTAATACGAGTAGATTCTAATTCAGAATGAGAAGTAATCTTTACTTGACTAATCTTATTTTCCATTTGACTATATTCTTTAATCAAATGGCTATACAGTAGTTCAGTCGCTTCTAATTCTTTCTCTAATGAAAGTTTACGCTGAATAATCTCTTCTTTATACTCTGGCGTTAATTCCTTATTAGAGATATCGGTAATAGACTTTACTAATCTGTCGTTCAGTGGTTCTACCTTATTGACTAAAGAAGATAAGTTATTCTCTAAATCAATATTGTAATTGGGATTAGCAAAAGCGTCTTTATAACCGATAATCTTATTGAGTTCTTCAATCTTAAGATTGTGTTCGTTAATAGAAGCATTAATGTTTGCTAATTCATTTTCCTTTACATTAGTAGAAGTTAATTGAATCTGGTGTTGAGTCATTTTCTTCAAAGCACCAGTAGCATCACGTAGCTTATCTTTTGCTTTATTGAATGTATTAATGGCAAATGTGTAATCAGAATCACACAGCATAGTAAACCATTCTTTTCTCTTTACAGGAGACATTTGCGTAAACTTCTCTTTACCTGTTAAGAGTAAATGGATTTTATCGGTATAGTTAAAGTAATCTTTAACCAGTTGTTTCTGCATAGTCGCAGTACCACCGATATTCAATTCTTCATTTAATCCTTCATCTACGAATGAGTGTTTGTTAATACTAAAATCAGAAGTCAAACAATAAATACGATTATTGTGTTCTACCCTAATCTTCTTATATCCGTCTTTACTAAAGTCACTCTTATCAGCTAACATTGGACTTAGGTAATGTAATAGACTAGACTTACCACTACCATTGCTACCAATTACTGCCATGATACTGGTTTCAGGAGTAATGGTAATCTTTTTAATGCCACTCAATTCTAAACGAATAGCACCTTTTAATTCTAGCGATAATATTTTCACGGTTTATTATCCTTTTAATAAGACATAATTGTTCAAAAATATGAAAGGTTACAATATATTAATAAAAGGAAAGTATAATGGATAATCTAAATAACCTTGTACCATACTCAAGGGGTATAGCAGCCATTAACTTAGAGATAAATACAGACATATTGACTGTATGGCCTAAGAGCGTGCTACCTATGGTAGATGGTGAATTACACGATGTTATAGAAGAATATACGACAGAATATACCGATAGCTATGGTAATAAGATATCTGTTGGTGTACGTACCAGTAATACCATTGTTGCTAAGTGGTTATGTCGTGACCCAAACATGATGGTACCACCTAATATTAGACGTGGTGCAGAAGTACAAATATACCGTGAAGCCAATACAGATTACTTCTATTGGGAAACGGTTTCTAATTCTAAAAACTATCAGAAGTTAGAAACCAGAATCATGGGCTTCTCTAATACTCAAAATGAGAATGAGAAACCTACTCCAGAGAATACATGGACACAAGGTATCTCTACCCATGAGAAGAAAGTTAATGTATTACATACGACTAAATCAGATGGTGAGAAATGGGCTTATGATGTCAATGTAGATGTTAAACAAGGTTTAGTTAACATTATGGATGACATTGGTAATCTGATTAAGATAGATTCAGGAAATGGTATTATTCGTTTACAAACAGCACAAGGTGCTTATATTGAAATCAACAAACGAGATATTACCATTAGCTGTGATAATTTAACCTCTAATGTATCTCAAGTGACACAAGTCAACACAATGCAAATGCAGAATAACGCTACTGCTAATATTGCTACAGTTACACCAATTCAAACCCATACTGGTAACTTAACTGTAGCAGGTGGTATCAGTGCAGGGCCTGGGGGTGACGGCAGTGGCTTTGAAATGCGTGGTGATATTAGACATATTGGTACGATGACTACCGAAGGCGACCACATTATTGATGGTAAATCCTTTAATGGTCACCGACACAGCGAAACACAATCTATTACTTCTCCTCCAATTGGATAAACATAATAAATACTATTACACTAAGCACCGTAGTGGTGCTTAGTGTAATATAGTTATTTAATTATTAAGCTGTAATATTCTTTAGTTCTAAACGATTTTCAATCATCTTCTTGATATCTATAACCATGTCAGCATGATTATAAATAAGCCAGTTAGGAGTTCTACTGATTATCTTAGAAACAATCTCTTCTTCAGCCTCTTTTGTCAATACGACACGATTTTCTGAATTCAATTCTGATTTGACAATCTGTAGTTCCACACCATTCCAGAAGACTTGAGCTAAGCTCATCCCAGCACCACACGCATAGTCGTTATTACATACTGTTAAGAGCTTATTGACTTTATGATAAATTCTAATATCCAAAGTCTTGACATTAAACAGTTTCGTATAAAGAGATGTAATAAACAAAGTTCTAATTAAACGCTCTGGGAGTAAAATTTTTAGAAGTTTATAGATTATACTCATCATGGTAGGCTATCCTGTTAATCAAGTAGAATTTGAGATACCCCTACGCCTTCCCAAATTCCATAGTTTTTAATTGTAAGTTTTTCCTCACTTAACTTTTCATGTAAAGTTACTAGAAAAGCAAAACGATACAAAGCACACGAAGTATGCCATACCAAAAGTTTTACAGATGGATATTCTTGTTCAAAATATTTCATCTGATTTCTACGTGGCATGTCAATACCACAGGTTAAAATAATATTCTTAACTTGCTTTTCTTTCACAAATTCATCACCACCAAATTCAATAGGAATTTTAATGGACTTCATTGTGTTAGTGTGCTCTTTAAGTAACGCTTTACCTACTGCCGTTTTAATATTATTTCCCTGTAAATCTTCAACGACTTCCATTTCTTTAGTAGAGTAGAATACATCGGTTAAATCTACTGCTTTAACTAAATGACTATTATCTTTATACAAATCTAATACATTCTGTAAAGCAGAAATATTATCAATGTTCTTCATCCCTAAGTAAACTGGATCGTTCACATATGTCAGTGTACTACCATCTACAGTTTCCAGGTTAGGAACACCCTGTGGACGAGAGATAAAGATATTTCCGTATTTTGCTAACTTACGGTAAGTCTTACTATTAGCAATGTTGTCTAACATCAAACAATACATTAGGTTATTATAACCATAATGTTGATTTAACCATTTGTTTTGTTCCTCCTCTACCATTTCAATGACAGGATTTCTATCTTTCATGTAGACAATGCCAATTTGTGCGTCAGGGATTTGTTTACCAATATAGATATCTTCAACCTGATATCCTGGATTGCCGACATAGAAAAGATTTTTATCAGTTCTACCACCGAAACTAAAATAAAGTCGCTTATTAACCAATAGAGGATGTATCGGTTCTGGTTTTTTATCTATTTTTAATTCCTCTATTGTGACCTCACGATATACTTCGTCTAAAGTATCTGGAAAGTAAAGTTTGTTATTGGATAATGAAGCACCAATACTGGCACAGTTATCTGCAAACATATTGCTGATGTTTGAAATGGTACGACTATCTTTGATGTTATCCCCATGGCCTTTAATCCACTTAATAGAATAAGGGATTTTATTAGCACGCAGAATATTTCTTTCTTTGTAGATTTCTTCCCATATTTCTTTATTGTTAATGGGCTTACCAGAACCGGTAATGAAATCGGTAGACTTCCATTTATCTAACCAACCCATACCTTTAATAATGTATTCAGAGTCAGTAAAGATAATACAAACATCAGGATGTTCTTGATTAATTGTTTTGAGTGCTTGTTGGAAAGCAAGTAGCTCACCAACATTATTACTACCAATAGTACCTGTACCCTTACACCACTCTACCATGTTGGTAATTTTAACATCGTAGAATGATTCATCATCGAGTACAGATTTAACAAACTCATCTAGATTTCCAACATTAGGATATTCTTTTACTTTCTGCATTTTAATATCAGTAAAGCCCTTACTAGTAGGACGAATACCTTTGATTGGAAATACCTTTTCAGCTTCTTCATTAGAGAAAGTATAATAATAAAGACCTGACCCTACTGGGCCTGGGTTTCTTTTAAAGTTACCGCCATCGCAGTAAATAATAAGTCCTTTACCAGTATAAGACATAACGTTTAGTTCCTATAGTTAAAAGTGAATTGAGAGTATTGAGAGATTACTTTTTTCATAGAAACCAAACATCTGTTTTTATTTACATTGTGCCAGGCAAAGGCGGTGGCTTATATTTTCGGTCAATGTGCTTAACTACAATATCATGCAATTTTCTATTTTCTGCTTCTAATTGCACGTTTTCTTTTTTCAATTTTTCGTACTTAACATTCACATCATTGAACGCATCGTAGTAAACAAGCAATCTTTGAGTGACCAGGTAATTATAAAATAAAGATGCACATACTACAATTACTAATAGTATACGAAATTTATGATGTTGATAAGCTTTACCTGGTCTTACATCCTTACCGATGATAAGCTCCCAGATAAAGCCAAAAATTATTTTCCACATTATGTTATTCTCCTATAGTTATTCATTGTATATTAGTATATTTAAGGACAAAAAATGAGTAAATCTATTAAAGCATTTGCACAACACGATTTCTTCGTGACAAACACCAGAATGGAAGAACATCGTTTTGGTGAACTATCTACAGACTCTCGTACTTACGAGAAAGATATTGCATTATATACCCACAATACAGATAAGTCAATCACTTTAGCACTATTTCGTTCTACCGACAATAACAAGCGTGTAGAAATTGCAGCTAATGATTTGAATCTGACTTTAGATATTGTTAAACATATCTACGATTATGTATTGCGTTCAGCTCGTGAGATTTACGTAGATGAATTGAAACGTAATCTATTAGATACTTTCCGTACACGTGCCCAAATGTTCCAATTAGGTAATGTTGTTACTGACGGTAACTATTATTGTGTTCAATGGGTATCCTGGAAAGACAACAACAATAATGAATTCCATGTCTGGTTTAGTGATAAATCATTTAAATCAGAATACGATGATTACGAGATTGAAATTGTACCTCCAGTAGATGCAATGGATGTATTCTTTACCACACGTACTCAAGTAGAAGCTGAGTTAGCTAAAACACCTGTTAATTTATTGACTAAGAAAGCCAATGCTAAGAAAGGCTCTTCTCCAGTTACAGTATTCCGATTAGATATCTTCAAATGGCATAACCCAGTTAATCGCCAAGCAGAATTAGATACCAACTGGTATGTATTGATTTGGGGTGATGCAGGTGACAATATTGACTCTGTGCGTGAGAAGATTCAAGATACTATTTTAGCAAATTCCTCACATAGTCGTGATGAGTGGAAAGAAGTATTCCCAGAAATCTTTAAACGTAATGAATTTATTATTGTACCACAATGGGATGTATTCAGTAACGAGAATAAAGTAAAAGAGAAAGCCTCTTTATATTCTCCAGCCATGGATTATAAAGAAGCATTTACTAAGTATGGCAAACCATTCATGAATGAAATGCCAGATGCGCACATCCAAGATAACTTACAAGTTACTTCGATGTATTATCGCTCTATTACCTCTAGTGTTTGTGGTTCTCCAGAAAACCGAGACAATAAATTTAAAATCAGAGACATGTTCCCTGACTTTATTGACGTGCCTTCTACCTCTACTGACTTTAACTATCAATCTACCCGTACACAAAACTGGTCTTTGAAGTTACAAGACATGATGGCGGTTGCTGAAGAAATGACACCTACCTCTACACTACCTCGTGAACGTTTAACTTTACCAGGAGGTGAAATTATCAATGGTGATAAAATCTATACTCGTGTTACCCGTAATGGTAAGTTATTCTTAGTCATGAATTTTGAAGGCTTCCACTACTTAGTAGCTGCTAAGTATAACTTCAATAAGAAATAAGGAATAGATGAATGTCTTCTTTAAATAACCCAACAGTAGGGTCAAAAGGATTATGGGAACTTAAAGCCCCATTTAATTCTTTGTTACCTGTTAATACTGCTTTAGAGTGTACCGCAATATCTAATTACGGACAATTAATCGCAATAGGTATTGACCCTTATGAAACGTATTATAAGAAGCATGAGATACCTGAAGCAACCTATAAAGAACACATGGAAACAGAAGGTAGGATTGTATTCCTAAGAACTGATTCCGGACAACGATATTCATTCCCATTACATTATTTAGTATCTTATCCTATTGGTACAGGTGTAAATTATGTAACCATGGGTATTGGTATTCGCTTAGGTGCTATGCCATTAAATACTAATTTAGATTTGTTAATTGAACAAATTAAAGAATTATGTAATTTAAATGTAGGTGTTGAGATACATGCTGAAACCATGGCTTTATCTGAAATACACATTATTTCAAATCAAGACCATGAGAGAATCAAGTCAGTAAGAGACACACGTAAGAAAGAACAAACTCCTGCGTTGGCTAAGATTACTGAATTGGCTAAAAAAGATGCAGATAAGGGAGCTAAACTTAAAATAGCTGAAGAGAAAGTAATCGAATTAGTGAATAAAGTCGCTACCTTAGAAGCAGAAATTAAACAATTAAAAGCAAGATAACATACTACTACTAGGATACCATATAGGTATCCTAGTAGTAATTGTTTTATTTAAATCAATTCACTGATTTCTTCATTAACATTATCTAGTGCTTTAACAATCATTTCTTGGTTAAAGACAGAAGCACTAAATGCTTCCACTAGTTCAGCAACACAAGCGACAGCATTACCAATTTTAACAATCAATTGGCGAGAGAAACCAGATGATTGAGCCAGTTCAGATAATTCTTTCACATAGTTCATTGTGGTTTCTACAGACATCAATAGTTTCTTACGGTCAATAGAGTTAATATTGGTATTGGTTTTACGTGCAATTTCATTAGATTGAATTAGTTCATTATTGTTTTTAAATACTTTACCGTATTCTCGAACAGCATTGTATTCGTCACCTTTACGTAACTTATTTAATACATCTAATTCTTTCTTCAAATCTTTACCTGTTTTAATGTAAATAGCATCAGAAAAAATAGTAGAGTCTTTAATACCGTCTTCAGTAGAGATAACACGACCAATGTCAGAACGCAATTGCTCAATTAAACCAATTGTGTTTTTAAACATTTCTGACATCTTCAAACTATGTTCTATATAATTAACATAGGTAGTATTCATACCAGCTGGTACAGATACCATTCTATCCATTAAATAAGCATAGTTACTCTTAAGAGCATTACTAGTCAGTTTACTAGCGACTGCTTCGTTAATAAACAATTGCTTTTGCTCTGTTTCTAGTAATTTACTTACACCGATTCTTAGTGCGTTAAAACCTTTACTAAAAACACCTTTGATTGCTTGAATCAAACCTTCGTTACTTAATTGAATATCTTTCAATTCAGCTACGGAGAGATTGAGTTGTTCAATCGATACTTCTAATGGAACATTCCATTGATTTTTTAATGCATCAAATTTACTCATGTTAAATGACTTTCTTCTTAATTATGGTTAAAAAATAGCTAAATAAATTGTCTCTCCCAATATATTTGAATACATTATATTTAACCCCCCGACAAACAGATTTTCAATAAAGGACATAACATGGCTATTGAAGGTTTCTTTCAAATGGAAGCGAAGACATCACCATATCTTCGCGCAAATATCAATATCGGTTGCTTAATGGATATTCTAACAGGTGCACCTGTATTAGGAGAACATGGGCGTTATATTACAAACGGTGGACATAATGGTTCTGTTGTAATTGTAGGCCCTGGTAACTCATATAAATCCGCTATTGCTGACTATATTAGTCAGATTTGTGCATTCCGTTTACACCGCTATTCTACTGGTCAAAAATACGATACTGAAAACAATGTGTTTATGCCAGGTCTAGAAGCACGTTTACGTCGTATTGTTCGTCCTGACCATGAACCAGATTGGTTCCAATCAGGTCGTTGGATTGTGACTGAATCAGCAATCTATAAAGGCGACGAATGGTTTAAAATGGCAAAAGACTGGATGTACGCTAAGAAAAAAGCAGGTTCTAAAATGATGGTAGAAATCCCTATTCTAGATAGGGAAGGTAAGAAGATTAAAATTCTATTGCCTACACACATTACATTAGACTCTGCTTCTAAGTTTGAAGGTTCTCAAATTAACGAATTGCGTGATAAAACAGACTTAGGTGATGCAAAACAAAATATGCTTCACATGACTTCTGGTAAGATTAAACGCAACATGATTGATGAACTACCAGACATCTTAGTAGGTACAAACACTTATTTAACCACTACTGTCCACTATGGTGAGAAATATCAACTTGACCCATATGCTCCAGTACACCAACCACTTCAACACTTAGACCGTGGTATGCAGTTAAAAGGTGTTCCTAATAACATCAACTATCTTGCCATGACCATGTGGTTGATTCGTGGTGTAGCTAAACTCAACAAATACGATAAAAACCAAATGGATTATCCATTAAAAGGTGTTGGTGTAGACAATAACCCAGATGACTTAAACGTAGTGAGCATGAAGATGTTGCGTTGTAAGACAGGCCCATCCGGTGTTACAGTAAACGTAGTGGTATCGCAGAAGTATGGTGTATTGGAAGAATTGACTAACTTCCACTTCTTACGTACACATGGTTTCTTTGGCTTAAAAGGCGATATGTCTTTGAATGGTAGCTTTAAAGATTCTTATTGTGTATTGCGCCCTGAAGTAAAATTAGCTCGTACTACAGTTCGTAGTTTGATGGATGAAGATATTCGTTTGGCTCGAGCTATTCAGATTTGTGCTGATATGTTACAAATGAAAGAATACTGGCGTGCAGCTTTAGGTAATATCGATGTTCGTTTGCTTGACCTTACTCCAGAGACACTTTACGAGAAAGTCAAAGAACAAGGATACGACTGGGATATCTTACTGAATACTCGCCCATGGTACTCTGCTGATGATGACGACCATTGTCAACTAGAACTCTCTACAGTAGATATTATGCGTATTGCGTTAGGTACTTATCACCCATTCTGGTTAGAAGCAGATAAGAAAACCATTAAGAAAAAATACCGTAAAGAGTTTGTTAAATCAATCACCACAATGATTGAAGAATCTTCTAAATAAAGGAAATCAAAATGACTGAATTGAATAACACTAATGAAGAACAAGTAATCGAATTGACTAAAGAAACAGCTCAAGAGATTAATGATGAATATGCCAAGATGGCTGGTGAAGAATCAGTAAAGGTAGAAGACACTCTAAATAAAACAGGTTTGAAAGATGAGACATTTGAAGCTCTGATTACTGACCCTAATTTTATTTTGAGTGATTTGAAAAAGCTGATTGATAAACACGGCTATTTCACACTGACTGATTTGTTTAATTTCATGGGCTTTAATATCAATACTCTGAAAGCAGTAATTTACAATAAATCAATTACTGAACAAATCTTCCTCTTGTCTCGTGAACTTCGTCTGTTCTTGTATCGCATTGGCGAACTCTCTGGTAAGAAAGAAGACGGTTACAATACCCGTGAGATTCGTTCTTTACTTGGTGAAACCATGACTTCTAAGGAATGGTTAGAGTTGTTGGATACTCAAATTCTTCCTTATATTGGCTACTATGTAGAGAATGGTAAGATTGATACCGAATGGTTTACTCGTGAAGAGAATAAACTTGAAGACCCAGTAGAAGATGTTAAGGCTATTGTTAAAGATACATTTGAAATTAACAATGCCTTGGCTAAAGAAATCGGTGATGTTGCTATCCCAGAATTGGATGAAGTAGTGAAACAAATTGAGGAAACAGAAAATCTTCAGGATAATCTTCACGATAACATCCAACTTGAACACGGCGAAGAAACTGTTCTTGAAACTAACGACGAAGAAGTCAAAGAAGCTCAAGAACACATCGACCACGCTGGTGAGACAGTAGTGGAAGAAGAGCCAGTACAAGAACAAACACAACAGTAATTAATTAGACATCCTACGTAATCTTATGATTACGTAGGTGTTTATATTGTTATATGTTTTTATAAGGTAGTTCAAAATGAATAATGCCAGAAAAGCAGCGACTGATTTAGCTGTAGAATTTATTGGTAAACTATTACCAAAAACCAATAACGCTGAATTAACTCGGCAGCGTTTAGATAGACTAACAGACAAAGAGTTCGAAGAATTAATGCATTCGTTTAAGAATGAAAAAGATTACTTACAACTATTCTCACCAATTGGTGATGATAATTCCCGTCTGAACATGGACAATTTACATAAAGTAGGGCACGAATATGGTATTAGTTTCTACCATAAGATTTGGATGCCTGAAGAGGATGGTAGTTGGGAATTATCTAATAAAGAAGCGATGATTGTTTATCTTCCTATCCGTGTACAACAACAATTGATTTCTAAAAAGATTTCTATTCCTAAAGACAATAACCATGTCGACTTTTATACTGGTCAAGCAACAGGCCCTATTTCAAAAGGTGCACGTGTATCTTATCCTGAAGTCAATATGTTGTTAGCCATGGGTTTAAATAAGACTGTAGAAGAGATGATGCACTTTAGGGGCGGTTCTGAAAAAGGTATGCGTCTATTAGAACAATCTATTTCTCAAATGGGTAGAGCTTCAGCAGATGCCTTAAAACCATATAGTGGTGAAGTAGGTGCAACCTTAATGCTTCACTCTTATCTAACAGCAATGATGTTAAAATCTACTTTATTGCAAAAATAAAAGGAAACCAAAATGGAAGATGTAGATATTGATTTAACCCAAGAACAAAGTGATGTAGAAACTGCATTTAATTTTGCTGTTAGTTATATAGCTAAACTAGAACAAGAGATTAAAGATAGTAATAGTTTTTCTAAAAAGATAGAAAAAGAACTTTATCGTAGTAGTGCTCATGTTTTATCTAGATTTGATGAGGGTAAACATTTACCTTTATTCTTTTCTATTATTACAGATAGTAAGTTATCTTTCTTTATTAATAACCTATTTAAAATAGAAAAGATTCACGA